TTTCTCATTGCATCATTATACGCACCTCGTTAACTGCCTTGCGTATTTCATCCTTTGTATTGTCGCTTATCTCATCATCTTGTACCTCAAAATCTACAGCTACAAAAAAGAATTTTTCTGGCATCATCTTAATAAAATAACACAAAGAACATTTAACATTTTGAACGCTAAATATTGACCTCAAATGTCCACTTAAATCTTTAATATTTACCCAAGCCTTGCGATGCTTTAATAATGGATAAACTACCTTTTCTTGATATTCGCCATCTAATAGCTGATGGTTAAAACTACTGCGCCATAAAGATGGGTAAATGATTGTGCCATAAATTGCATCACCTGCCATAATCTTCATTCCACTATTATGTATTTTGACAAGTACTGCTTTTTTAACTTCTGGGCATTGCGCAAGTTCTTCTAAAATCTGAGATATTTTAGGATTCTTAGTAACAGCGTTTTCTACGTTATTCCTAAACATTTTATTTTTGATGGCTTTCCAATTTGGCAAGGCAACCACCATACCTAAAAAACCACCTACAGATGTAATTATTGATGCTAAAACTATATCACTCATTTCTTCGGCATTGCCATTTTAAACAGTTGCCTGGCTACTGACTGAGCAGAATACCCAAGTAAAATAGCTGTGAATGTGTTTAATGGAAAGAATGGTTTAAGGTCATCTTTTGCAAATACAAAAAGTAAGACTATTAAGGCACTTATTCCTACGCTAATAAGTTCCAAGCCAAAATCAAGTTTAATGCCTTTCTTCTTTGCATTGTAAAGTTTAGTTAATAGGTGCAATATTACACCACCTAAACCCATCAGATATAGTTCTGCAATCGGACTCATTAGAAAATAATGATTTTATTAATTATGCCATCACTATCTTGTTCGCCTTTCCATAGTAATGGTTTAGTTCTATCCAAGTATGCAATCATCTGAGTTTTATACCTTGTTGCCATTGCCATAGCTTGTCGCTTTGCTTCCTCTACGTTAGCAATTACCTCATTGCTTCCTTGTGCAGTTTGTGCGCCCTTGTTGCCAGTTTTTATATGATTAGGTTTGCTTATGTAGGCTTTTAGATTATAAGCTATGTAAGGCTTTAAATAGTCGCTTAACAAAGTTGCATAGCTACCAGGATTGGCTACAACATCATCATATAAATCTGTACCTAAAACAGTCATTACTTGCTCCCACTCCACTATCTGTATTACATTATCCTTAACAGCGTTAATGTCAAAAGTATTGCTAAACGCTAATGCTTTAATCTCTGCTTTACTCGCTATCATTGTCTGAAATTATTTTAGCTTGTTGTTCATCCATTCCCATCATTTTAAGCAATTCTTTAACTGCTTCTGTACCTATCGTTTCCTTGTTCTGTAAAAGTGTTGTAATGTTGCTTAAATCGTTAACCACGTTCATTGGTGATTGATTGTTAAATTCAACATCTCCTTCATAGATAGTTCCTTCAAATGCTTTCTGCACAGCACCCATAATTACATCTTGCTCGTTTTGGATTAAGCGTTCTGCTAATTCCCACTCATTACGCAATTGTTGATTATTTCCTAATGCACCTGCACTTTCTAAACCTGCCAAACTCCTAAACCAGGAACAAGCCTTTACGATGTTATTTTCTACCATCTTCTGCAAATCCATAAAGCTACCTTCTTTCTGCATCGGATAAGTAACATACTCTGGCGCTTGAACATCTCCAGTTTTAGGAACAATTAAACTCTTACCACTACGACCTCCACTTGTACCTTTAATGTTTTGCTCAAGTTTGTATTTTTTGTCCTTTAATCCATCCTCACCATTCTCATCGGTTACATCTCCAAAGTCAAACATTAAAATACTAGATAAAGTTACTCCGTTTTCAAATTGGTTAGCATTGTATTGACCTATTAAACTTTCAACTTGTGCATCATAAAATGCACCACTCCAAACTGGTAAAGGATAATCATTTTGCCCACTCTCATACTCAAATATTGGTATGATTGTTCTGCCTTCCTCATCGTAGTTAGGATAAAGCGTTCTTTGTATTGGCTCAATTCTGTTATCATTCCAATCTTTAGATATTGCTACTTGCTCTGGATGCTCTCCATCATATTCACAGAATCTAACTTTACTTGCATCTAAATGATAAATAAATACCTCACCACCTATTCGCACAGATTCAATGAAACCATAGCCATAAGTTCTTCTATCCTTAGCTACACGCTTAGACAGTTCAAACCAATTGTAATACTTGTTTAAATCATCGGTTAATTTGCTTTCTAATGCCTGGTTTTCAGTTAAGATACTACCATAGCTAACATACTCAGCAAATGAATTAATAACAGCTTTTAAAGTGCTGCTCTCTTTTGCTAACTTGCTAACTTTTTGAGGGAATAGATTGTTATCAGTTGTGCTGATTAATCTAATGCCTTGCTTGGTTATTATCTTTTCTTTCTCTGTGTAATCTGGTAACTGTATTACGTTGTTACTTATCGGAAAGTTTAGCTGTCTTTTCTGACTTCTTTGCTTTTTTTGGTTTTTGCTCTGCACGTTCTATGTATCTAATTAGTCCTCTGAATTCGGACATTAACGAAAGTTTGTGAATAGTATCTGCTGATTCAAGGTTAGTATCAAGGAGACCAAACCCCTTGATACCAATTTTTTCACCTTGATACTCTTTTTTAAATCGCCACATCATCTTATACAGATGTTGCTGCAACTAACTCTGCTACTATTGCAGTAGGTGTTGTTGCTGGTGTAGATGCTCCAGAAATACCACTTAATACTCTTAACGGCTCACCTTGCTCGGCAGTCATTGTCATTGAGAATAAGTTGTCATCTGTTTTTGCTCTACCACTTGTTGACTCAAAAGATGCAAATGCTACAAATCCTTCATCTAAAGATTCACCATCATAACCTACAAACAATAGTCTGTCACCATCATATAACCTGGCTACCATATATTGCTCACAGCTATTTTTGATTGCTGTTAATTCTTTTCTTTGAGTGCTTGTTGGGTTAGCTACTGCGAAATTAACGCTAACCTCGTTGCTTCTTTCCATTGATTCTGTAACTTCACATTCTCCACGTTTAAAATTTAATTTTCCAAAGCCATCACCTGCATTTGCAAAAACTAAATCTGTAATATCGTGGTCTGAACCTAAAGTTACGCTTACCATATCTCCTACTGGGATAGTGTAAAGTTCTTTTACTCCTGCCGTTTTAGGGCAATTTGTACCAGCTACTGCTGCTAAACTTAAACTTGCTGCCATTTTTTTATATTTTTTTGTTGTTTATTGGGGGTATATTTCAACCCCCTTTAAACTATTAATTAAATCCTATCGGTAAAGTACAATATCTTCGCCGTTAGTGTAATTTACATCAAATGCGTAGTCACATCTGTATCTTACTGTTCTATCTCCAGTTGCTTCAAATTGAGGCAAGATAGCTACATTGTTCCATTCTGCATCTAAAGCAGTTCCAAAGTGTAAGTTAGATACGTTAGCTGCTACAATCGTGTTAGGATTTACGAAAGGCAAGATAGCCAAACGCTGACCTAAGAAATCCAATTCTTTAGCACCAATGTAGTAAGAACCTGCGCCATTAGCAGCAGATGCTTGAGCTAAGCTGTATGCTTTTCCTAATCCTTTGTTTCCAAAGATGTAAAAGTCTGGGTCATCTTCTACTGACTCGCTTAGTCCGTTGTAAACGCTTGTCAAAACAGATAGTGCGTTTGAAGAGTTAATAAAAGAAAGATTACCACTTGTAAAAGTTCCAGTAAATGCACTCGTATCTAAAGCAATAGAAAAAGTAGTTGCATTAATTACTGTTATAGCGTAAGATTTTCCACTTTGTCCACTCCAATCAGTTCCAGAAGAACCAACCATTGAAGATAAAGTAACAACATCTCCAGTCTGTAGGTTGGCAGTTGATGCAACAGTAATTACAGCAGGACTTGCTTTAGTAATAGCAGACATTGCTAATTTGTCAGAATCTAATTTGCTTACATCTGCACCTGCTTCCATTAATGGAATAAGACCCGATACAACGTTAGATGATGCAGATACTGTAATTTTAGATAAGTCACCTGCTGCTACTGAACCTCTCCAAATAGAAGCATCAATGAACTTAGAACGGATACCTGCCATTTGCTCAATCATAGCTTCTTCTAAAGTAGCTGGAGGAACAAAGTCACCTGCTCTACCTCTTGGCTGCTGAGATGCATACCAGGTAGCGTTAAGTGAAGAATAATCATACTCTACTGCGTCCATAAATTTCTTAGGGTCTAAGTACTTCTCGTCCAAAGATAAAGAACCTGCATCGTTAAATGCTGCTACAGAATCTTGTACAGTTAATGTGTTAGCCATAGTTTTTACTACTGCTCTTGAATCAATGTCTGTATGTACAGATATTAATCCGTTTTCAATCGTTTTACCTCGTAAAACCGACTGCGCTATTATGCCTTCTAAATCTTTTCCAGCATAAGTGTTTCTTGTTAATGTTGGTGTTGCCATTTTTTAATTTATTTAATGAAATTTTGAAAATTATTTAAGTGTCGTTGCCATACTGGAGTATTAGCGTTATTAGTTGCAGATGCTTTTTTAGTTGTTGTAGGCTCTACAAGATTTTTGATAGCTTCTTTTACTTCGTTTTTGATAACATCGGCTATGTTTTCTTTTTTAGATTTTTCATCTTCATCTTCCATATCCTCGTCATCTCCGT